CGACACCCAGGATTGGCTTTGGGGGCCGTATGCCCAAAACCGCGCGTATGAAGGCAAGATTCGAACTTCACGCACATCCTGAATTGGTCGGTTACTTGCGTAAGGTGACCGTGGGACAGCCGCGTACGGACGCGACGTTCCTGTACATGGCCCAAAAGGGCCGGCCATGGATGGAGACTCGATTCCCCGCATGGTCCGAACTTTATGGTGCGGAACAACTCACCAGAGCTATCGGAGTGGCCATGACGGCATCCCCGGCTGAGGAGGTGGTACGCCAACACCTCAAAGGGCCGGCCAACCGAAACCTGCATAAGGTGTCCGGTATGGCTTTGACTGGATCGCTCGGTAAGATCGGGTGGTTCGGGAAGACCCGAAAATTACCCTCTGTTGCAAAACAATAGGGGGGCCAGCGTATCCATGCCTGTTGGTGTCAGGGTGATATGGTCCCAGGGCCATTACCCAGAGGCTGCAGGATAGATACGTCTGGTGCCAAACTCGGTATACACAAATGCGCCATTACTCAGCTGCTCCCGCGACTAATTTCACCATTAGTACAAGAGGAAAGGGCGTTCCATACGTGTGCCGAGAATGAATTGTCTGCCTTAGTTAACCGACATTTACGCGAGACCCCGGAAGTCAGCCGAGAGCTGGCCGAAAAGGCTTTCGCTGTGAACTACCGGTGGATGAAAGGGAAGAAGGGAGACCTGATTGCGTGGACGGCCAACCAAGTTTTGGCATCGAAATCAGGGGCATTGCTGCGCCGCTATGAGCGTGCGTATGATTCGTTAAAGCTAGCACCGGTTGGTGAGGCCGATAGTCGGGTGAAGATGTTTGTCAAATTGGAGAAAAGCGACCGCTCTGCGTTTGCTAAGGCTCCCAGAGCCATTCAGTATCGTAACACGCGTTACACTGCTGAATTGGCCAGGTATCTAACCCCAATCAGTAAACAGGTGTTCCGATATACGTCCAAGTCGCCGTTTATGCGGGGGCTGGATAGTTTTGGCCGGGCTAAACGAATCCGCTCGATGGATCGTTGGGGTGATACAGTTTATCTGGGCCTCGACCATTCCAAGTTTGACTCACACGTTAAGATCCCTTGGCTCGAGGCTGAGCATAGGTTTTATACCTGGCTAAACCCCGACCCTGAATTGAAGAGACTACTTCAGATGCAGCTCCATAATAAGTGTATGTCGTCCTCCGGGATTAAATACACCAGCGCAGGTGGCAGAATGAGCGGCGAGTTTAATACCTCGCTCGGTAATAATGTCATTAACAACGCTATTTTGGGGCATATCTGTGGGAAGCTTGGTGTATACCAGGTGGACTATGACTACATCCTTGATGGCGATGATTCAATTATCGCGTTGTCGGCCTCGCGGCTAGCAGAGCTTGGTGATCTAACCGAGCAATGCAAGGCACTTGGTATGACAACTAAAGTCGAAGAAGTCTCTCGTGATATCCAGACGGTCAGCTTTTGCCAAGCAAAAGTTATCGCTGTTGGGGATTCTAACTGGCGCCTAGTACGCGCGCCCAAGGGTTATGAGTCGTACACTATACACAACACGTAAACTTGTGCCGGCAAATGTACACGCTTATTTGGCCTCTTTGGCCGATTGCGAGTTAAATTGCTCAGACGGGGTACCCGTGTTGTATGAATTCGCTAAGTATCTTAAGAGACACTCTTGTGGTGCCAAACGCTTGTCAGACAGAGATCTCGATTTCAAGCGTGAATTGGAATCCCACGAGTTCACTCTTCCTATTACTGCGCGAGCTCGAGCGAGCTTTGCCATAGCTTTCGACATTTTACCCGGGGAACAGGCAATCCTCGAGGAGTATTTCCGTGGTGCAAACCACGGGGATTGGGTCGAAGGTTTGAAGGCCGAACTCAAGAATGGGGAATGCTTTAGGCTACCTCCGTTCTTCGGCACTGAATAAGTGCCCCCAACCCTGGGATATGGGAGGGCGTGTTTAACATGCCGCGACGTAGCTCACAACGTCGGACCCCTGGAACACGGGGTCAGGGTACGAGCAATATGCACTCTGTGCAGAAAGGCTCGTACGCTAATGGAACCATGGTTTACCGTGATCGGGAACTATGGGGTGTTGCCGCTTCAGGGCTGCTAACGCTCAAATTTTCACCAGGCGATTCCGGGCTTGCCCGTTTGGATCAGTTTGGCAAGATGTTTGAGTTGTGGCGGCTCAGGCGAGCCACATTGCGATATGCTACCGCCGTTGGAACAACGACGGCGGGGGCGGTCTATATAGGTCTTGATTTTGACCCAGATGACCTCCCGACCACTCTGCAGGGTGTTCAAGCTTTGACCCCACTTGCCAGAATCCCTTGTTGGGAGGAAGGTAGTGTCGGTGTTTTAACCGATAGGGTCAATAAAGCTAAGTGGATGTATACGAGCCAACAGGCGAACCATGAAGGTTTGCAGTTTGGATTCGCAGCGTCCATATGGAACACTGGCCCTGCAGCGGCAGGCGAATTCTGGCTCGATTATGAAGTCGAGTTAGCGGGCGCGGCGTCCAATCAGTCATTGGTTAATTCCATTTCTTATATGAACACGCAGTCCGTCCAGTATCTCGCCAAGAATTCAGCTGCATCGGGCCTCATCAATTGGAGTGCCGTTCCCGGATTTTACATCCCTGGGGTCACGGACTCTGCTATTGGTGTTGTTACTTCCGTTAATGCGCTGACTAGTATCTTGCCTAGTTTAGCTGGGTTATCAGGTACTTTTACCGCTGGTTATGCTATGTTGCGTGGCATTGGCGCCTTGCGAAAGGGCGTCATTTATGATTTGATGGTTGCGGGTAGCGG